AGTTTGCATTAGTGGTAAGTTGAAATCTTACCCTACTAAAGCAGCCGCTACTCAAGTATTAGAAAAGTATGGCTTCATTGTTAAGAGTTCCTTAACAAAGGATGTAACAATCTTACTCAATGAAAGTGGAATTGAAAGTGCAAAAACTAAAAAAGCAGAAGAACTTGGGATAAAAATATTTAACAACCTAAAACAAATTATAGAGGAAAAATAATCATGGCATTACCTAAATGGACAGACGAAAGAACTCAACAGTTAACAGACTTTGTTGGTTCTGAAAGCCCTATATCTCAATCAACAGTTGCTAACGCAGCTGATGAGTTAGAAACATCTACAAGATCAGTTTCTAGCAAATTGAGAAAAATGGGATTTGATGTTGAATTAGCTTCAGCATCTGCTTCTAAGTCTTTCTCAGACGAGCAAGAAGCAACTTTACAAGCCTTTGTTACTGACAACAGTGGCTCTTACACATATGCAGAAATTGCATCAAACTTCGAAGGCGGAAACTTCTCTGCTAAATCAATTCAAGGAAAAATCTTATCAATGGAATTAACTTCTCATGTTAAGCCTGCTCCTAAAGTTGAAACAGTTAGAACTTACACTCCTGAAGAAGAAGGCACATTTGTATCAATGGTTAACGATGGTTCTTTCGTAGAAGAAATCGCTGACGCACTTGGCAAATCTGTAAACTCAATCAGAGGAAAAGCTCTATCACTATTAAGAAGTGGAGAAATCAACGCTATTCCAAAGCAAAAAGAAACTAAAGGATCAAGCAAAGCTGATGTCCTTGCTGACGTAGATGTTGCTAACCATACTGTTGAAGAAATTGCTGATCAAATCGGCAAAACAGTTCGTGGTGTAAAAACTATGTTAACAAGACGTGGACTACAATGTTCAGACTACAACGGCGCAGCTAAAAAAGATATTGGTTAATTACTAAGTCTTTTGATTAGTTCAAGGCAGGGGTTCGCCCCTGCCCGTTTTTTAGTAGTACTTTGGGAGAGGTCAAGTGAATATAGCGTCAGCGCTTTTAAAACAAATTATAGTTCAGAAAGATTTAGACACATGGTCTAAGTTAAAAGAACATTACCTACCTGGCGAGTATCAGTCGATATTTCGCATCCTTGATAAACACATAGACAATTATCAAGACCTCCCACAATTCGAAGATCTCCAATATGAAGTACGAGATCGACAACTCCAAGAAAAGATATTCGCAATCGAGTCCATAGATGTCGAGGTGGACGCGTGGCTTTTGCTTGACTATTTAAAAAATGAATACGCACAAGTAGAAATCTTAGATGAACTCGATACTTACATAGACAACACAGTCGCAATGGCTAGTGCAGAAGAAAATATAGAACAACTACAAGAAATAGTTTTAAGGGTAAGTGACAAGGTAGATGTCAAACCACCCGAAGAAAGTATGCAGAGCATATCTTTGTTTGAAGATGACAAAGAACTAGCGAAGTATTTACCCTTAGGACTCAACAGTGAGTATGACTCGCAGATTAAGTTCTCTCCCAAAGACTTAGTGCTTGTGGGCGGACGACGAGGTTCAGGAAAGTCTTTGACTTGTTGTAATCTAGCATCCAATGTGTATGAAGGTGGGCGTAGTGCCTTGTACTTCACCATTGAGATGGATAGTAGATCAATACTTCAGAGAATATGTTCTATTGCTACCAAGATACCATTTTCCAGATTAAGAAACAAAATGCTTTCTGCTCAAGAATGGAATATGGTAGGTGGTTGGTGGGCAGGTCGTTTTGATGGCGGGCATGATTTATTGCCAGAGTTTCAAAAAACTCATGACTTTGAATCATTCCACAAAGCCTTAACAAAACTTCCTTTACATAAAGAGAGACAGTTAGATGTTATTTATGATCCAGCCCTTACACTTTCTAAGATTCAGTCTGAATTAGATAAGAAAGTAAACCAACTAGATGTAGGAGTAGTAATAGTAGACTATCTAAACCAAGTTCGTCGCCACAATGCACCAAGTCGCTCAGGTCAATATGACTGGACAGAACAGATAGAAGTCAGTAAGAAAATGAAATTATATGCACAAGAATATGAAACGCTTGTCTTTGCACCATATCAAACGGATGCAAGTGGAGAAGCTAGGTTTGCAAAAGGTATTCTTGATGCAGCAGATGCTGCCTATGCTTTAGAGACATGGGAGCAACAGGATGAGTGTATGACATTTAATTGTGTCAAAATGAGAAGTAATCGTATGGAAAGTTTTACAAGCACAGTCGACTGGGAAACCTTGAAGATTGGACCTCAGTCAGCAATCAATCCTAAAGAAAGAGAATCAATTAAAGATAATATGGCAACAGGAGAAAACGTAGACGACATATGATATTATACACAGAACAACAACTTTTAATCGCATACACTAGACATGTAAGAGGATTAATGGATTCACCAGTAAAAGTGATGACACCAACAATCGAGGAGTTCAGAGTAATTTATGAATCAGAACTCGAAGAACAACTATGGGACGAAATAAATGACTAAAACAGAGAAAGCAGCACTACAAGAATCAGTAGTTCAAGTAGGCGTTGCATTAGCAATTAACTTTCCGTTACAAACAATTATGTTATGGTTAATGATAGAAAGATGGCACTGGGAAAGTGCATTTCTTATATCTTTAACTACTACTTTTATAATGACAGTAGTAGCATTAATTAGAACATACATGATTCGTATGGAAATAGAAAAAAGACGCAGGCACGGTTTATGGAGAAAGGTACGAAACAGTGGCGGCAGATAGAATTAGTAAAGAAACGGCAGAGTTAATAGCTCTGCCTCCTTTCGATATAGAGACACGATCAGTAAAGTTTTTATTGAATCAACCAACTGTGCGTGATAACATACACAAAGTACCTGTGAATGAACCTCTTATGGAAAGTTTAATAGAGCATGGAATGAAATCCCCAATATTAACCATGCCTAGTTATTATCCGATTGCAGGAAGTCAAAGACTAAGAGCAATGCTAGAGATATGCCATAAGCATCCAGACGGTTGGATGTTTAAAACAATGAATGTAGAAGTATACAAATTTCAAAAAGAATGGTGGAATATGTTTTACTTATGGGGAGATAAAGAATTTAGAAACAAAGCCATAGCAATATGGTTTCAAATGGTAGAACTTGCTTGGAAAAGTAAGTATTACGAACACAAAGAAGATCCAAGTGGTAAGAAGATGACAGACTTTGAGGAACTTGGAGATCAATTAAAAGGATGGAAACACAAGAAACTATGAGGATAGCAGAACATATACTTATAGCAATGACATTTGCAATAATGATAGCAACTCCTATCATTGTAATTTTTGCATTTATACAACAGCTATGACAGTAGAAGAACTACTACAAGAACGAAAGATACAGTATAAGTTATCTCCAGCAGATGCTGTTGTTGCGTGTTTAAATCCTGAGCATGACGACAGTAATCCAAGTATGAGAATTGATAGAATTACTGGAGTATTCAACTGTTTTTCGTGTGGCTTTAAGGGCAACTTGTTTAATCACTTTGATGCCCCTTCGAATCCATTAGATATTCGTAGAGAAAAAGTCAGACGAAAGATAGAAGAAAAAAGAGCATCCTCTGTAGGATTGAAGATGCCAAAGAACTTTATGCCTTATGTGGGCAACTGGCGTGAGATCACTCCAGAAAGCTATAAATTGTTTGATGCATTTTTGCATCCAGACAAGCCATTCACAGGTAGAATTTCTTTTCCAATTAAGGACTTGACAGGAAGAATTGTAGCATTTAATTGCAGAACACAGTCCCCAACTGATGTTCCAAAGTATTTAATACATCCCCCGAAGGCATTGCTACCTTTGTATCCTGCTCGAGTCCGCCCCATCAAGGGCAGAGTAATATTAGTAGAAGGCATATTTGATATGTTAAATCTTCACGACAAAGGGTTAGATAATGCTGTTTGTTGTTTTGGTACACGGAATGTAGATATTGAAAAACTAAAATTACTAAAAATGCAAGGAGTAAATGCAGTAGATATACTATTTGATCCTGACGAAGCAGGACAGGATGCATCAACAAAGATACAAGAGATGTGTGAAATTGCAGAACTATTATCAAAAAACATAAGACTACCTGTACAATTAGGGGATGCAGGAGCATTAAACAAATTAAAAGTAAAAGAATTAAAGGAGACATTATATGGCTAAGATAGCCCTAGTAGAAAGTAAGCCTAGTCGTAATGACTATGTAAGATTATTCAACAATGAAATACAGTTTGATAAATATGAACTATGTTCTGATCCTACAATAAAGAAAGTACTAAAACGAGATTGTGATATAGAGATCAATCAAGATGACTATGACTGGATTATACTTGTAGGTTCTGAGTGTTTAAAGTATTTTACAAACCAAAATTCTGTAACAGAGTATAGTGGTAGATGTATTGATGATAAGTACTTACCAGTAATTAACCCAGCAATGTTAGCGTTCAAACCTGAGGCTAAAAAGACATGGGAAGAATCAAGAGGAAACATAGTAAAGTATACACAAGGTAAGTTAAAACAACAAAAGCTTGGAGACGATAAGTGTTATGGAATTACAGATTCAAAAAAACTACATGAGTTCCTTATCAATGCAAGAGATCATGCAAATGATTTTATTGCACTTGACTCCGAGACATCTGGATTGTATCCCCGAGATGGTTATATGCTTGGTATCAGTATATCATATGAGCCAGAGCATGGAGCGTATATAGACTGTGAGTGTATTGATGAAACAGCAGAAGTATTACTTCAACAAATATTTAACAAAAAGAGAGTAGTATTTCATAATGCTAAATTTGACTTGGCTTTCTTTGAGTATCATTTCAACTTTAAATTTCCAAGATTCGAAGATACTATGCTACTACATTATATGCTAGACGAGAATCCTGGCACACATGGTTTGAAACAACTATCACTGAAGTACACACCTTACGGAGATTATGAGAAAGGTATGTATGAGTGGATAGATGATTACTGTCGTAGAAATGGAATACTCAAAGGCAGTTTTAGTTGGGATATGATTCCTTTTGAAATTATGAGAGATTATGCTGCCATGGATGCAGTGTGTACTTTCTTACTATTTCAGAAGTTTGAAAATGCACTAGTGAAGAATGATAGATTGTATGGAGTGTATAGAGATATTCTCATACCAGGCTGTAGATTCCTGACAGATATTCAGGATGCAGGAGTTCCTTTCGACAAAGAAAGACTACAAACATCTTCAGTATTGATGCAAGAACAGATTGATGAAGCTATAGAAAAGTTATATACCTATCCAGCTATCAAAGAGTTTGAACACAATCAAGGTAAAGACTTTAATCCTAATAGTACATTACAACTTAGAGGATTACTTTTTGACTTCTTAGGATTAACACCCACAGGTAAGAAAACTGGAACGGGTGCGCACAGTACTGATGCGGAAGTGCTAAAAGAGTTAGCAGAGGAGCATGAAGTACCACAATTAGTACTCGATATACGACAGAAAGTTAAGATTAAGAGTACATATCTTGACAAGATTTACCCACAGCTTGATAGAGACAGTAGACTTCGTACAGGTTTCAACCTGCATGGAACAACTTCTGGAAGGCTATCATCAAGTGGTAAAATGAATATGCAACAGATTCCAAGAGACAATCCGATTGTTAAAGGATGTATTCGAGCCACAGAAGGTAAGAAGATAGTTGCAATGGACTTGACAACAGCAGAAGTATATTGTGCGGCTGTGCTTGCAAATGATAAAAACTTAATGGATGTATTCCGAAGTGGTGGAAACTTTCACTCAAACATTGCGAAGCTCGTCTTCAATCTTCCTTGCGAGGTAGATGAAGTTGCAGAACAGTTTGGCACACAAAGGCAAATGGCAAAAGCTGTTACGTTCGGAATCATGTATGGAGCTGGACCAAAGAAAATCAGTGAACAAGTCACCAAAGACTCAGGAAAATACTTTAGTATGAATGAGGCAAGTGCAGTTATTCGAGATTACTTTGAACAGTTTCATGGTCTAAAGAGATGGTTGGATGATAACAAACGATTTATTCAAGATAATGGATTCATATATTCTCACTTTGGTAGAAAGAGAAGATTACCAAATGTATTCTCTGAAGATAAAGGTATTGCATCACATGAAGTAAGATCTGGTATTAACTTTTTAGTACAGTCTATAGCATCTGATGTAAACTTACTTGGAGCGATTGATGCTCATAATCAAATCGATCAGTCTCAAGCTAAGATATTTGCTCT